GGCTGAGGAGCGTATCTTTAATATGATACAGTTTCCTTCGTTACGCAAGAACGTGACTGGGACTCTAACTACAAGTAATCAGTACCTCTCCTTACCGGACGACTTTTTAGCTACTTACTCGTTGGCTGTAATAACAGCAGATGGCTACGAGTATTTACTTAACAAAGATGTAAACTTTATTAGACAGGCTTACCCTAAAGCAACTGATTTAGGAACACCACAGTATTACGCCTTATTTGGACCACAATACACTTTAAACACTGAGTTATCACTGATTATAGGACCAACCCCTGACTCTAACTATTCAGTAGAGTTACATTATTTCTTCTACCCAGCCTCTATTGTGCAGGGTATTATCACATTATTAAGTACTGCTTCTTTTACTGGTGGCACACTATACACTAGCGGAACTTATACAAACGTCCCACTAACAGGTGGTTCAGGCGCTGGAGCTGTAGCTACATTAACTATTACTGCTGGTATTGTTACGGCAGTAACTTTAACTAATGGCGGTAACTTCTACATAGTAGGGGATAGCCTAAGCTTTAATGCAGCTAATATTGGCGTTGGTTCTGGTTCTGGGTTTGCTATACCGGTAACAGCCGTTAATAACTCTAAAGGAACTTCTTGGCTTGGTGATAACTTTGACCCTGTTCTTCTATATGGTGCAATGCGGGAAGCCATGATATTTATGAAGGGTGAGCAGGATATGGTCACTTATTACGAGCAGAAGTTTACTGAAGCTGTAGCCCTAGCTAAACGCCTTGGTGATGGTCTAGAACGTGGCGATGCATATAGAGATGGTCAAACTAAACTTAATGTGAGTGGACCTAACTCGTGACCATAGTTCAAGGACAAACTACAAAGTTCAAGACTGATGCGCTCAGTGGACTCGTTAATTTTAATACTGGAACTGCTTATACTTACAAAATTGCTTTGTATACTGCAAACGCTACCTTAAATAATACAACGGCTGCATATACAGTTACAGGCGAGATTACAGGTACAGGATACACAGCTGGCGGTAAGCCTTTAACTATATCAAACATACCTACTGGGGACACCACAAACAATATAGCTTTTGTATCGTTTGACCCAGTAACTTGGACAAGCGCAGCCTTTACTTGCAGAGGTGCGTTGATTTACAATAGTACAACGAGTGCAACAGTAGCAGTCTTAAATTTTGGGTCAGATAAAACAACAACGGGTACGTTTACAATTACTTTCCCAACACCTAGCTCAACAACCGCAGTAATAACAATTTCTTAGGAGTAATTATGACAAACGAAAAAGCAAGCTGCGGTGATAACGCTGTAGCCACATTACAAGCAAACGTAACTATTCCCGAAGGGATGGGTGTAGAAGGTTTTTATAAAGTAGAGTGCCGTGATGCCGAGGGTAAATTAAAGTGGGAAGATGAGTTTCCTAATTTAGTCGTAGCTGTAGGCAAACAGCTGATGTTAGATACCTTGTTAAGAGGCTCTTCTTATACTGTTGTTGGACCGTTCCTAGGCTTAACTAAAGTGTCGTTTACTCCAGTAGCTACAGATACGATGACTACCTTAGTGACTACAAATGCTGGTGAGTTTATTAACTATACGGTAGGCGGTAATGCGGTTCGTGGCACAGCGGTGTTTGCAGTATCTACCTCCGCAGGAGCAACTCCGACTAACGTCACAACTTCTGCGGCAGCCTCAATTACTTATACAATCACGGGCGCTGGTGGTACAGTTTTTGGATGCTTCTTAGTAACCGGTACAGGCGCAGTCAGCACACAAAGCTCAACAGCTGGTACGCTTTATTCCGAAGGTAACTTTACTACATCTAAAATAGTAACCGCTGGCGATACTGTGGCTGTTACTTATAGTACAACCGCAACTTCGTAACTAGGAGCCAATCATGGCATTAGTATTAAAGGACAGAGTACTAGAGACCTGTACTTCTCCCGGTACAGGTACGGTTACATTACTAGGTGCAGTTACAGGCTACCAATCATTTAGCACGGTAGGTAACGGCAACACTTGTTACTACGCTATAGCTGACCAGAACGGAGCTAATTTTGAAGTAGGTATTGGCACTTACTCAACAGCTGGAACACTAGCCCGTACCACGGTACTTTCTTCATCTAACTCTAATAATTTAGTCAACTTTAGTACTGGTTCACAGAACGTATTCTTAACTTACCCTAGTTCAAGGTCTGTTAATCTAAGTTCAGCCGCATTAACAACTGGGCGAGTAACTTTTGCTACTACGGATGGTCTACTAACAGACTCAGCCAACCTGACGTTTAATGGAACCGCTCTGTCGGTTACAAACAACCTGACATTTGGTTCTGGTACTTTGTTTGGTGCTGGTAATGTTGGATTTAGTTATAGAAGTTCTGATAGCACCTTATATTTGCAAATGCCATCTTCTGGTTTTAACATTACAGATAATGCATTAAATACAAAAATCACTATAAGTTCAACTACGCTCACAACTTTTTACGATGCGATTATTAATGGTCTAACTGTTGGTCGTGGTGCTAGTGCTGTAAGTTCAAATACGGCTGTTGGTGCAAGTGCTTTAGCGGCTAATACAACTGGTAGTCTTAATACTGCTGTTGGTCAAAATGCTCTATTCTCAAACACTACTGGCGTTAGTAACGTAGCCGTTGGGGTAAACATACTCTATGCCAATACTACTGGTGGATACAATGTAGCCACAGGTCAAAACGCACTATTCTCTAACACTACTGGTTCTAATAATACTGCTACTGGATATAGGGCTTTATTTTCAAGCACCACCGCATCTGACAATACAGCAGTAGGCTATCAAGCCGCTTATTCAACAACGACAGCAGCAAGCGTTACAGCAATTGGGACAGAAGCGCTATATACAAACACAACAGGATATAACACGGCTGTAGGTTATAGACCTTTATATGCTAATACTACTGGTACAGATAATGTGGCTGTAGGTGGAAGTACTGCTACTGTAAGTGCCGCACTGAGATTTAACACAACAGGAAACAATAATATTGCTATAGGTTCAGGTGCACTGACTACAAACACCACAGGCTCTAATAATACCGCAGTTGGTTATTCTACTTTAATTAACAACACCACCGCCTCTGGAAATACAGCAGTAGGGTATACCGCACTTTATAGTAATACTACAGGTACAGCCAATACAGGAATTGGTAATCTTGCATTAAATTTAAACACTACTGGCACTAATAATACAGCCATTGGTCAATCGGCACTTCAAGCCAATACGACTGCATCTAACAATACCGCCATAGGTATAAATACGTTAACCTCAAATACAACTGGCGCATTTAACTTAGCGGTAGGTGTTCAGGCTCTTTCTACTAGTACTACAGCGTCTTATAATACTGCTACTGGTTTTCAAGCGTTAGTTAATAGTACTACTGGCGCATTCAATACTGCACTTGGCGCACAGGCACTTCTATCCAACACCACAGCCTCTGACAACGTAGCAGTAGGTTATCAAACACTTTATTCCAATACTACTGGTGGAGTAAACACCGCTATTGGCGAGGCAGCGTTATATTCAAATACTACAGGCTCAAGTAACACAGCAGTAGGTCTTCAAGCACTCCGAGCAAACACCACCGCCTCTAATAACACAGCAGTAGGTTATCAAGCAGGATATTCAGGTGTTACAGGCACAGGGCAAGCATTTTTTGGTTATCAAGCAGGGTATTATCAATTAGGAAATAATAATACTGCTGTAGGTAATGTTGCAATGGCTGGTGGTAATGGCGCTACTGGAACAGTTAATGTGGCAGTTGGTGGTAGGTCATTAAATGCTCTTAGTACAGGAAGTGGTAATACAGCAGTAGGCTACAACTCACTCCAAGCAAATACCACCGCATCAAATAATACAGCAATTGGTAACACAACTTTATTTACAAATACTACAGGAACAGCACTAACTGCTGTTGGCGATACTGCATTGTATTTTAATTCAACTGGTTCATACAATACAGCCGTTGGTAAAGATGCTTTAGTTTCAAACACCACCGCCTCTAACAACACAGCAGTTGGCTTTCAAGCAGGATACAGTAATACAACAGGCACTCGTAATACTGTTGTTGGGCTTCAAACAAGTTATTACAACCAAACAGGTAATGACAATACTGCCCTTGGTCATGGAGCAATGGGTGCAAACGCTGCTGGAACAGGGGCTTCTTATAACACCGCTATTGGTTCAAGTACCTTAAATGCAAATACCACAGGAAGTAATAACACAGCAGTAGGTTATCAATCAGCATATTCAAATACCACAGGCACAGGCGTTGTGGCGCTTGGAAATACCGCGCTTTACGCCAACACTACTGGAAACCAAAACGTAGCCCTTGGCAATCAGGCTTTGTTGGACAATACCACTGGCTCGGACAACGTGGCTGTTGGTGCTTTTGCACTTGAGAACAACACTACTGCAAGCTCTAACGTAGCCATTGGTCGTCAATCTCTTTACTCCAACACCACCGCATCTAATAACACAGCAGTAGGTTATCAATCGGCATATAGTAATACTACAGGTAATTTAAATACAGCAATTGGGTATCAAGCCTTTTATACAAACACGACAGGTACAAACAATACAGCCGTAGGAGCAAATGTATTAGGGGGTAATACAACAGGTGTGTATAATAATGCTTTTGGTTCAAATGACAATGTTAGAGGGCCAACTTTAGGAAGCAACACAACAGGGAATCATAATAATGCTTTTGGTGCTGGAGCATTAGCCACAAATAGTACAGGTGCTAACAATACTGCTATTGGTGGGTCAGCACTAGGGGCTAACACCACCGCTTCATACATTACCGCAGTAGGTTATCAATCTTTATATTCAAACACTACTGGTTCTGATAATGCCGCTTTTGGGCATACAAGTTTAAGGGTTAATACTACAGGCGTTCAAAATACTGCTATTGGCGCACAATGTTTATCTTCGAATACAACAGCAAGTAACAATTCAGCGCTTGGTACAAGTGCTATGTACTACAACACTACAGGCGCTCAAAATACTGCTATAGGCGCAAGCGCTCTTCAAACAAACACCACCGCATCTAACAACACAGCAGTAGGTTATCAGGCTTTATATGCAAACACAACAGGTACTCAAAACGTAGTCTTAGGTGTGGGTGCTGGCGGTAACGTAACAACAGGTAATAACAATGTTTTTATAGGTTACAACACTGGTAACACCACAACCGCAATAACAACTGGCGCACAAAATATTCATGTTGGCGCTTCCACGATTGCTTCAGCGGCTGGTGTGGATTATGAACACATTTTTGGGTTTAATTTAACAGGCAAAGGGACAAATACTGTTTATATTCAAGGTTCACCGTATAACTCAAGTAATACAAGCACTTGGTCAACAACTTCTGATGCAAGGCTTAAAAAGAACATTGTAGACAACAACACAGGACTAGATAAGATTAATGCAATTCAAGTGCGTAACTTTGAGTATCGTGTTGAAGAGGAAATTACAGACTTACCACAAGACCAAGCAATTAAAAAAGTAGGTGTTCAACTTGGCGTTATTGCCCAAGAACTTCAACAGGTACTTCCTGACTGCGTTAAGACCGAATCAACTGGCGTAATGACCGTAGACGCAGATAACTTAACTTGGTACATGATTAACGCAATAAAAGAGTTAAAAGCAGAATTTGACGCATACAAAGCAACCCATCCTTAAGGAGAATTAAAATGGCAACAGTCTTTACCACACGCATCACAGCAATGTACACAGTACAACAGCCTGACCCAAACTATGTGATTAACGCACTATGGGAAGTGACAGGAGTAGACGGCACTTATACTGCTTCTATCCAAGGCAACACACAGTTTGACTCTACAGACCAGACCACATTTGTGCCTTACTCAAACCTAACTGAGGCGTTAGTTATTAGTTGGATTCCTGAACAAGATATTTCAAATTCTCAGTCTTGTGTACAAGGGCAGATTGATAGCCTAATTACACCGCCTGTTAGCCCTGCAAATACACCACTACCTTGGGCAGCCGTATAGATTTTTAAACCGTAGTATAACTAGGAGAATAGAATGGGCGAGAAAAAAACAACCCCAGTAACTATTGATGATGTAGATTACACCCTTGAAGACTTAACCGAGGAACAGCAAAAATTGTTTCAACATTGCATAGACCTTGAC